TCTTGTGAATAATCTGCACAACTTAACAGGAGTTAGTAATGATGTAATACAAAACAACGTATTGGCAACCGATCCGGAGTTTGTTAACCCAGGCTCAGACTTTCACCTTCAGTCAACCTCTCCCTGCCGAGATGCGGGAATAGATGTGTCTGCAATCACCGGCGGACTTGACTTCCACGGAGCATCCTTATACGGGGCAGCCTATGACATAGGAGCCTTTGAATACGGGGCAATAGGAGGAGAAAGGTTCGGCAAAAACCGGCAGGGCGTGATGCTGAAAAGCAGAGATGGGAGAATGATGATATACAACTAAAAAAAAAGAAAGGAGAGCAAATACTCTCCTTCTCTTTTCAATACTTAACTAACTAATCACTTACCTTCTCAGATTTAATCATGTTACCACCTGCGAGTTCGGTATAATGAATACATTCAAATGCAGTGCCGGTATGCCAGTCAACAACTTTTGGAAGACTCCACTCTTCTGCTTCATTAGGAAGAAATGGATTTACCTCTTTCCCAATATATAAGTCTTCTGCTATCTCAGGAGGTATTCCTTTATCATCAAAGGCCACTACGAAGTATCTCCTTATATCTTTCATGTGACCATCCTTGCCGTCCTTCATTTTGAACGGAAGGATTATGCCACTTTCGGTTATCGTTTCATCTGCCGGGACAGATGTAACAAATATTCTTCCGTTATAAGGCCTGATATAACATTTTGGTATATCAATCTTACGTTTGCTGACTATATCTTCATACTTCGGTTGTTCTTTTTTGATAAGTTCAACATCAGACATGTTTGCATCAGCTTTCTTCATTTCAGTTTTGCCATTGCCTGCAATTGGAAAAACCATTCCTCGCTTTGGAACGGGCTGATCTTCGATAGCTTCAGATAATCTTGCTAACCTCTCTTTTTTTTCTTTTTCTTTATTCATCTTTTCAATCATATTTGGTGCTTAACATCCTTTCAAATTTAAAGCATTCGTCCCAGTATTTATCTTTATTGATTGGTAAATGTATTATCATTTCTTTATCAATATATTCACATAATCTGTCTGCTTCCTGTGGATAGTGTGATCTTACTATTCCTTTTGCTTTTTCTTTATCGAAGCAGGCATCAAGACCGAGGGTTGGGAAAAGATTATTTCCGGACATTATTGGAAGGCAATCACGAGCTATGCTGAAATGACGGCATCCGAGGAATCCGGCATTCTCTTTATATAGTTCTGCTGCCGGATGAGCAGCCTTAAAATATACATTTCCTTTCTTTTTATCTATCAGGTCAGCATACTTATGAGCTTCAGCTCCCCAGAGAAGGTATATTATCCTTCCTTTTTCATTTAATGCCTCTATTGCCGCTTTTACGACGATTTCCCAGCCTTTGTCCTTATGGCTACCTGGTTTGCCGCTCTCGACCGTAAGTGCCGTGTTAAGCAGCAGAATGCCCCCTCTTGCCCATTTTTCAAGATTAGGTGTTGGAAAGAACTCCTCTAAAGTGACATTGTGATAATATTGAATATTAAGATCACGGTATATCTCTTTAAAAATTATCCGAAGAGACTTTGGTATCTCCGGGCCTCTTGATGAAAAGGCAAGGCCATCAGCAGAGCCATTATGATATGGGTCTTGTCCAAGAATGACAAGCCTTGTCTCATCAAATGGACAAAGATTAAATGCTCTCCATACATCTCTTCCGGCAGGATAGATAGTCTTTGTAGCCCGTTCCTGTTTAAGGAAAGCTTTAATATCTTGCATTGTTTGAGATTGCAGCACAGGAGCAAGTATTGTATTCCAGTTATTCGTCATATATCCTCCTTACGGTTATCCTGTCAAGATCATTAAGATTTGATGTCGCAAAAATAACCTTTGCTACCTCTAATGCTTCTTTGTAATTATAGAAATGTCTTTGTTCTTCTTTTAAGACATCATTCTTTTTTGTCCAGTATATGAATCTGTATTTTCTCATTTCTTATTAAGTATTTTTGGATTGATAAAAAACTTATTATCCTTATAATGGCTTGCTGGTTTTGGATAAATACCATATTCAATATTAAGATGAGGAATGAGTTCTTCAATGTAGCTTGCCATATCAGCCTTTTTATAGGCGCTGAAGTCTTCTGTAACGGTTACAAGCCTTACAGTACCATCAGGCATTTGTACGCCCTTTTGCTGGCTTCTAAGCTCTGAAAACAGGTGATTGTGTATTTCCTTATCAGTCCATCCTGCGAAGACATTTGAGGCCATGCACTCCTGACGAATTATTCCACCGAAGTAATATCCCCATTGGTTGGTTGATATTTCTTCTTCTAATTCTTCAATGATAGCATAGCCTCTCTTGCCTTCAAGGATTTTACGCTTATATTCCAGCATTTCTTTGTCATCCCATATAAACTTCCCGTTTATTACTGAGAATCTATGCTGAAATTTAAGACCTTTTCTCACCATTCATCTCCTTCTGCAACTGGCGGGGCAGGCTGCGGCGGCTTTGCCTCTGTAGCAGCTTGTGGTGCCTGTTGCGTGGCCTGCCCTGTTATTAATGGATTATATTGCGCATCCTGTACGCTGCTGTCACGATAGAACCTGGCAGCATACTTCTTGAACTCTTCAGAAGTCTTTACTTTGTCTTGTAGCCACTTCGGCATCTTCTCAAAATGCGCCTGATCAAACTGAGCCTCACCTTTCTCCATTGGTTCCCAGTCAAACACATAAGATTCGTTTATCTGATCCGGACATACCATACTTTTAGGAAGCTGCATGATAGCATTGAATACAAGTGAAGTATTTTCATTTGTAGCTTCTGTTATCTGCTGTCCGATGTATTTCTTCTTTGTTCTGTGAATGAACTGCAGCAGGCATTTCCTTCCAATAAATATTGACGGATCAAATCCGGCTTTCTCCTGTTGAGTGAATGGTCTTCCTCTCCATTGTGAGACAAGCTTTGAGAGATTACTGTTGTCGTTTGTGCTGAGCGTAAGCTCTATTCCTACTACGAATGGCTGCGGCCCTTTGTCTTCATCAAATACAGCAAGAAGCTCAGGCATCTCCCATGTGATATGAACTTTGTCGGCTGATCCTTTCTGTACTCCGTTGATGATTGTTGGTACTGTTCCAATGTGAACTACCGAATAACATCTTGCGACTGTTGTCTGTGGTTGTGGCAGTTGCACTACTGCGAATGATCCACGATCTGTTGCCTTCATTTGTTTTTTTTGTTTTAGTTAGACAATAAAATATGTTTATGTAAAAAATAACTTTTCGTCTATGTGTGCCTTCAACATATCTGTTCTGACTTTTTTCATTCTATTTGTGTTTCCCCACATTGCAATGTTTGGTGAATAGTCTTTATTGATAGCACAGACATAGCTTGTATTGTCATCATTATGACTATGAAATACTTTTAGTTTTCCGGTATCAGAAATACGTACTGTATCTCCGCATTCGAATATCCCTGCTTTTAAGTCTTCAATCTTTTTTCTGTCTTGTTCTCTTACTATTCTTCGGTATTCTATAAGTTCAGTTTCGCGAATTATTGAGCAATAGTCTCTGAAGCTCCATGGTTTAAGTCCGTTTTTTTGAAGTTCTATATTTTTTAGTTCCCATAGACGAAGTTCATTTCTGCATCGAATTATTCTTACATGATGATTATACTGTTGCATTTTTTCCATACGGTTTTGGTAAATCTTTCTTGAAACGATGCCTTTCCTTCTTTTTTTGTTTGAACGACTTTTACATGTATATCCTTTCTTTCGTTTCTTTTTTACATGTACGAATGTGCCAAATCCATCTATGAATACCTTTCCTTTCGATCTGACATATCCCCATATGCCAGTTGCGGAGAAGAAGGTTGCCAAAATGGTGAGGATTAATTCTTCTGACAAGTCTTTCTTCTCCTTGCTGGCTTCTTGTACCATAAGCCTTATTACTTCTGGTATTGATTTCGGCCCGCTATAATCTCTATTACGCTTTACTGCGGTATGAATCATCAATATAGAACTTAACGCCAGGAATGGTTACTTTGTTATCCTTCAGGTCAGAACGAATCTGATCGTTGTTCTTGCGCATATAATCCCTCAACTTATCTTCATTTATTGTAAAGAACTCCCTTGGCACGACTGCTTCATCAATGACTACAAATTTAAGAACTTCTGCAACACCTTTGCGTGCCTGCTGATAACTTTTCTCAAATCCTCTCACTTCAGACTTTATCTCGCGATCAATCTTCTTTTCAATGGATTCAATTATCTCTGCGGACTTGACATTAGCCTCAATCTTTGCCTCGTTGATCTTTGCCATTGCATCTTCACGCAATAGCTTGCTATCGCCATTGAGATTATGCAGATTTATTTTATGTTTAGCAATACGATCTTTTATTCGGTTTATCATCTCTTCTGCCTGAGCAGAATAATGAATAAATATTTCCGGCTTTGGCACGCTTGTTACAACAACATTCATAAGCTCATCACATTCGTCTTCTTTGAGGCATCCTATTGATGAAAATTGTTTGCCGGATTTGTTGATCCATATTCCTCCGTACAGCCTTGCATTAAGCTGTTCATTGATCCTTGCAATCTTATCTTTCTCTTCATTCTTCTCTTCTTCAAGCTTTGCAATACGCTGCATCTCTTTTTCTTCCTGAGCTCTTATCATTGCAGCCTGAACAACCTTATATCTTGCAATATCATCATTGTACCTCTTCTTTGCTTTTTCAAGAGGAGCAGTCATTGTTTTTGCATAGGCATCAATTTCTTTACATGTATTGAAATACGGTGCTTTTAAAACCTGTCTTACTTTTTCAACATTCTTGAGTACCTCATGTATCTCAGAGGACTTGTTTTCAGCAGCCACAAGTTCATCATCTGTCTCAATCTTTAATGCAAGAGACAGCTTGTCATACTCTTTGATCTTATCCTGAACATCAGGAAATCTTGATCTTAACTCATCTACTTTCATGAGAGAGTCACTTGTCGGAACAAACAGTTCTTCTTTTACTTCTTTTGCTTTCATAGTAACTTTTTCAATAACAAAATTATAATTATAATATAATTCTTTAAGAAATTTCTGAACGTCATCAGCCTTCTGTCTCATAAGTTCTATATCTCCCTTTTCATCATTGCATAATACTATTGATCTCATTTTTTCATTATAAGTAATATCATGCTTTTCAAGAATTTTTAAGATATAGCGGAGCCGTGCATTTTTGCTACGTTTTATCTTTTCTATTGGATACAGGATATTGTTTTTTCTTGTAATATCCCTTTCCAGTGTGGGTTCTCGGGTTTTGAAATAACTTCTCGAGTTCTTCATCTGTAACGTTCCTTCTATGTAGTTGAGTCTTTCCTTTCTTTGGATGTTCAAGTGATACTGTTATTGTCATGGTAGTATAGTATATGTCCATCCTTATTGGCTTAAAATCGACCATTTTTGCATAGCTTACAAGCCGAGACTCAATGTTGACATTTATGTTTCTCCATCCATACATATTTGCCATAACATTGAGTTCGGCTATCCGCATCATAGCATATTGATCGCTAAAATCTTTCAGTTTCATTATCAAAATCCTTCAAACATTGCCTGGTTTGCTTCATGATAGGTTTTAAATGGAAAATAATCTCTTACAGACAGGTCATCTGCTCTTTGTCCATAGAATCGTCTGTTTGCAATATCAAAAGAGAATGTCGGTGGATCAACCGGACTTGTAAGTTCTCCGGCTGCTTTGAAATCTTTATTCTTTTGTACATGAAACTCTGTAACCATGTTTTTCCAGTCATCAGAATGTCTTCTGTGTATGCAGAATATTGAATAAGCTTTTATCCACCATACTTTCCCTCCGGTAAGACTAAACACGGTTGGTGCTTTATCTACTGCAACAGGGGTTTTTGGATGATGAGAGATGACATTAATAATGTCATTGTGAGTTGTGAATCTTACTTCTTTTGACAATTCATGTTCGAGGTACTTATCCTCATTATCCTGTGAACGGTAATTATGAATAAGGCTTGACCACGGATCGGTATAGAATCCCACTATTCCATGCTGACGAATAAGAGTTTTCTTGACTTCTCTTAGGTCTTCAGGAGTATAACCCTCATCATCATTAAGAAAGAATAGATATTTATTCATAAAATTATTCACAATGTCATTATATTCTATCTTTGATAATCTTCTCTGGCTTGTCTTGTCAAGTGATTTGCCGGTAAATATCTCTGCAAATGTTGCAATGATATTTTCTATCGGATAATTTTCCGGAGAATATATTCCCCATTTCCATTTGTATAATACTATTGATGCAGCAATGAGATTATACATAAATGAGGATTTTCCGGAGTTTGGATATCCAGACTGAACATATAGCCATCCTTTCATCCAATTAAAGTATGGATCAAGTGCCGGGAAACCGGTTGGTATTCCTTTTAGTCCTCCATGATCATAATACTTCTCAACAATATCCCAGTAATCACTCGATACAGATATACCATCAATAGGAAATGGCAATGATGCGTCTATTGTTGCAGCAAGTGCATCCGGCCCTTTCTCTACAAGAAGTTCATTCGGATCATTTATTGGTTTGCCTTCCGAATTATTGTAATCAGAGAATTTTATATATCTGCACCTCTCTTTGCCAAGCCTTCTTGCAAGCTCTTCCCTAAGCTTTATTCCTGGTGGATCATCGTCCGTGGCAAGATAAAATATCTCTATGTCTTTCAGCTCATCAATTACTGAATCAAGATATTCAAGATTAGCATCTGACATCACTGTCATAATACCGGTATTTTCATATTGTTCTTTCTCTCTCGGCGTTATTGTCGCGCCATTCGGAACAGAACCAATACCATATTCGTCAGCAAGACCAGCCTCAATATAACTTAGAACATCAATTTCTCCTTCAGTTATTATTCCTTTCTTTTTTCCTTTAAAACTATCAATATTGTAAATTGTCTTAGATGCATCAACAATCATCTTGAAGTTCTTGTACTGATCACGATATTTTATATTTATCAGTACATTGTCTTTAAAATACTTGAAGTTGATACATTTTCTTTGAATCCATTGATCCTTCAGATGTTCTTGTTCTGGAGGCACGCGCATCTGTTTCATTCCTTCAATAGACATTGATATATTCATTGCCCTTAAAGTTGGAACAGATATACCTCTTTTATTCCAGAACCATGATATTAATCCATTGGAGAGAGGTTGGAGATGAAGATCGCTGATTATAGGTTTGAATTTAGCATTCTTCATATAATCATCATCAATGACATATCCTCCCTCTCCACAATGATTGCATCTCCATGGACGTGGCTGCTTACGCATGTTTATTGCAAGCTTGCGTTCGTTCTGATGAGCCGGTTTTCTTTCCGGTGAACAGATTGGACAGATAATATAAAGCTCACCATTGTCAGCCGTTCGTGCATCTGCAGGAATAATAATGTCAATAACACCCTTTGATGTGATGATCTTATTTATCATATTCCTTCTGTCTTTCTGTTGCTGTTATCTGCTGAGCATTTACTGCTTGAGCCTTTGGTTTATCAAACTTGCTTTTTATCTGTTCGGACATGGCTTTCCAGTCAGTCATGAAATATTCATTCTTTGGATTGAGCCAACGTTCTGCTGCCATTATAGCACGATCAAAGCCTCTCTTCTTTTCCCATGAGAGATATTCGAGATAGTTGTCACGAGCCTCTATGATCACCTCTTTCGGATGAACCTTTCTTAGTTCATTATAAAACTTAAAAGACGCTTTCTTTGAGCTTGTAAGCCATACGACTTTCCCATTTTTACGCCAGAATTCTTGATCAAACTCTTTTTCAACATCAGGAAAACCAGATTCCCATTTTGACGTAAATAGTGGCATAGGATCACTTGTTATTGCAATGAATCCCTTTCTTTCAAGTGATCTTGCAACAATTTTTTGTTCCTCAAGAGTAAATCCGGTTTTTCTGTAAACATGGTTTACTTCTGGCGGAGTGCCATTTTTCTTACATTGGAATAAGTAATTCATGAGTACATATTCACTGCAATTCATGCCAAGATTTACTCTTACTGCGTGATTGATTGTAGTAAGACCATTGATCTCAAGTCTTCCTACCTTCTGTTCTGTTATCTTTTCACTCATAACTTTGAAGTTTTAATGAAGGAATTAACTTTTCTGCTCTGGTTTATGCCATTCAATAAGATCAACGTAAATAATGTTTTTACGCCATATCTCGCGTTTTTCTTTCACGTCCCAGTTAATGATCCAGTTAAGATTATAAGTACCGTGATACTCAGAAAATGGCAGAAATTCCGTCCCTTCTATCGGTTCTGACATATACATCTGGTTATTCACTATTGAGGTGAAGCTTTTTATCTTATCACCATCAAAAATATGTTGCTCCCAGTTTTTGATAAGAGTCTTTTTATCTTCAGCATTCTGAAGCATCTCATCAGCTTTCTTTTTATTGATCTTCTCTTCTTCTTTTTCAGCCAGGACTCTTTTAGAGTCCTTGACTGATTTTGTTACATTACTGCTCATTATTTATGCTATTAAGGATTTTTTGTTTTTGTTTTTCATCTATGGCAAATTTATTACGCATATCATATGCATACTTCACTCTTTGATATTGACCAAGAGTACATCCGTTACTCACATCGTATCTTCTCTCGGCAAGCCAGCGTACCTGCCATTCTTTTGCCGGTTGGTTGCTTATCAGTTCAGATGCCATGGCTTTAGTGTATTCAATATCCTCCTGATATACACCCATTTCTTTTATCCATTTAATCTGTTTTTCAGTGGCAGGTTCAAGCATCTTCTCAGAGTTCCATACTTTAAATTCAGGAAGTTTAAGAAGATCAATCTTTCTGTCAGCACCTATCTGTATCTTGATCTTACGAGCACGTTCTTCTCTGATAGCAATAAGTTTCTCCTTATATTCTTTTGGAAGGAACATGCGATCTTCTATATCCTTGTCTTTCTCCAGTTCATAAGCATTAATTAGACTATGCTTTCCTGTATTATCAACAAAGTCAAGAACGATACATATATCAGAACCGAACTTAGCCTTATACTCTTCTGATTTAAGACGTGTTCCACGACCTATTGCCTGAATATAGAGCCTTTCCGATTGTGTAGGCCTGCACATTAAAATACATCCTATATCATGATAGTCAAATCCTTCTGAAAGTATTTCACAATTAGTCAGAACATCTATCTCACCATTTTTGAATGAATTTATAAGTTCCTTTCTGTTAGGACATCTCTCTGTATCACTTACTATTGCTTCTGCTGTTATACCATGTTCACGAAGAATATCCCTTAGATTGTAAGAATGCTTTATATCAACGCAATATGCTATTGCCTGACGTCCCTTTGCATACTGAATATATTTTGTTGCTATCATAGCATTTCTGCTACGACTGTCAACTCTTTCACTTAATTGTCCCTGATTGAAGTCTCCAGCAATACGTTTTATATCAGATATGCTTGTACCGGTCTTTATCTGGTAAGCTTCTATATGCGATAACCATCCGTCTTTTATACCATCTTCGATTTTATATTGAAACACTATCTCCTGAGCAATATTTGTCATGCTCAATCCGTCAAGACGTTTTGGTGTTGCTGTCCATGCTGTTCTCAGTTTAGGACGAAAATGACGTATTGTTTTAAGAAATGTCGGAGATAAATAATTATGTGCTTCATCTATTACAATGTAATTGAATAGATACGGATCAATCCTGTCAAGTCTATTACGAAGTGTCTGTACTGATGCAACAACAATCTTTTTATCTATTTCAAATACCGGCCCTTTGATTATTCCAACCTGCATTGGCCAGAACTTACTTGCCTCTTCATAGGCTTGACTAATAAGCTCTTCTCTATGAACAATGAATAATGAGCGTTTGAAATGACGCATCAATTCAATAGATTGAAGACGTTTTCCGAGCCCTGTGGCTTCAACTATTAGTTGCTCTTTTATTCCATTGTCATATCTTTCTTTTATTGCTTTTTTGCATTCGACCTGGTAAGGTCTCAATTGAATATCTGTCATACTTGAATCGTTTATCTTTTTCTGTATATACTGTATTGAAAATTTCCTGTCTTTTATCGAGTTCAACTTCATTTAAGATCATTGATCTTAATATTTTAAGCTTCAGCTTCAATGGTATTTGTGATCCATTTGGTTGATTTTTCTTATATTTTCTTGATGCATATTTTATCCACGCATCAATTCGTGTGCTTGATTCAGTCCATAAATTAACGAATGTCTCATAATTTGTCTCAAGACCATTTTTTACCATTCTTACTGAATGCATTACTGTTGCATGATCTCTTCCACCATGCATCTCTCCAATAGTCTGAAAAGAATGCATTGTATATTTCTTTGACAATGCCATTGATATCTGTCGTGGCATTACTATTGATTGCTTTCTGGCATTTGCCGATCCTGACGGCATCAGTATATCGCTTACAGATGTATTTGAAACATCAGATACGATTTGCTGAATAATTGGTATTGGAACTGATTGTTTCATAATAATTAATTTAAGAAAGAAATAACTGATTGTCATAATTTGTTTTCTTCTATGAACTCATCAATTAATCTGTATTTGAATTTAAGCTTCTTATCTATTGCTTTTATATCAGTAAGTGTTGCTCTTACTGGCATGAATGTTTTGAGGAACAGAGCTCCGGCAGGACGTGGTTTTTCTTTGTTTGTAGGCATTGTAATGATTTTCTGGACATAGATACCATATTTCTGCCAAACCCACTTCTGATCAGTTGAAAACCGCCTGTACGCGTCATTCTGATTATATGTTCCCTTGACATCTATTACTGAAAAAAACGATCCCCGCTTTTCACTCCAGTTTGCAATAAACGGGTAGTCTTTCGGGGATCGTTGCTGAGCATGGAAGTCAGAGAAAAGTATGTTTCTTAATTTGCTACTCCAGTATATGATCCAGTCTGCCTGGTATTCATGTCCGCCAAATAAGAAAGCCTCTTCATTTACGATCTTTGTTTTAAGCTTTCTTTGAAATGGCAATGAGACACGATCAGAGAGAACAAACGATTTTGGATGATATTTATTGTGTTCTATCAGCCCTCTCTGATCAAGTTCATCAAGCCATAAGCTGAAATACCACTCTTCCTTAGAGTCATACGGTTCGGTCATCTTTTAATCCCTTAAGTGGACTTCAAAGATACAAAGTGCAGCAGATAAAAACAAGGTTTTTTAAGGAATTATTTCAAAAACATATTCTATCATTGAATGAGTGATTATAAGGTAATAGGTTCCTTCATGATATACTTTCTTTGTCTGCGCATTCCATGGATTATAGAAGTCAAGAGCAAGATCATCATATATCTTAGGATAAAACTTTTTGATCAGTTTTTTGATCCTTGCATATGAAAATCTCACTCCTTTCTTCTCTGCAATCTTTGCCACCTCAGGATAGATACATGTACCAATAAACTCTATGTTACGTACATCTTCATTTAATATTTTTGTTGACCTTTTCATGATGGTTGTAATATTCCGTCTGTGACATGAGAGTTTATTCTCGTAAACTCAAATTCAGACCTTATTGCCTTGTAAAAATAAGTTCCTGGAGATTTTGTCTCTTTGAGGTTGTTGAAAACATTCTCCGGAACATCATAGTATTCATAAACCTGTCCGTTATGAAATTCCATGTAAAGAGATTCGTCATCCTTATCATATCCGACTGATGCTATCATATCTGATATGACTTTGTGCATTTTGATCTTTTTCATTTTGCTTACCTATTATTTATTCGTTCTTCTCTTTCGGCATCGCCACGACGTTCCATCTCGTCTGCATAGTCATTTTCTTCATCCTCTGCAGTTCGTGAAACGTATCCGATGTCAAAACACATCTGGCATCCTTTGCCATTACATGCATGACATTTCTTTACTCCATAGTCAGGCTTCCCATCACCCTGATGAGAAACCTGACTCAACAATTGCGTGTAAATTCTACCCATCTTTCCCATTTTGATTATTAAAGAAAGAAATAAATTTTAGGTATGTATTTCCCAACGCGGTGATAGATCATTGCTTAAAGACACGGAAAATGTTGGTGCTGATCCGTTTCCTCCATTATCATGACGGCCATGATAAATGATGCCACCATTACCAATAAAAGCGTTGTCTCTTATCCTTGCGAAATAGAATGATCGTGGAGCAAAGTCAATTGTTATTGTTGTTTCGCTTCCAAGATTCTCATCAATTTTACTTAGCCTGTCAAGGCATTGTTGAAGTGTCGGATTGTTTTCATCCTTTGCTTTTTCGAGTTCTTTTTGCAAAACTCCGTTGGTCATGTCTTTCATTTTTTTTCTGTTTAATTATTTTGTAAAGTAAAGCACAATCTTTCTGGACAATTGTTTTATTCATCAGCCATTCAACATCAGGAGTACGGTCAACAATTATACTCAATGGTCTTTTGGATTCACTCTTGCGAAAGTATATTATTTTTGCTTTCATGTATCCGGCTGGTACAATACGAAAATTTTCGCATAATAGTTTCCATGGCTTAATCTTCATCTTCACCATAACTATCCTCCTTAGTATCCGGAAAATCTCTGTCTTCTTCCTCTTTCTTTTTTGGTGGATTAACTCCCTGTCTTTGCGTGAGCGCAAATGATCTCCTGATATTTTCCTTGTAATTCTGTATTGCAACATCTGATGGAATGTTTACATCAACAAGAATTACTGTTTTCTGATCAACTCTTACCCACTTTTTAAGCTTAGAGAGCTCTTCTTTTTTTCTTTTGTTCATACCGGTATAAGTGTTGTTTTAAGTGTTTCAAGATTGACATATATTCCTCTGCTATATATAACAAAGTTATGTAAAAGATTCCACAACAGATCAGCAGCGTACGTTGCCATGATCTTGTTTATAAACAGGTCTTGTCTGAATAACGACTCTGCAAGGCTGCATGATGGCTCATCCGGATCATCTTTGACATCTCTATATTCGTCAAAGAAATGTTTAAGCTTTGATACTCCATTTGATTTTGCTGGTTGCTTTGCATTAACAATAGTTCCGAGTATAATCTGTCCATGCCTCGCTGAATTACCAATATCAAGCCAATAAACAAGCCTTCTGTATGCAATATTATTTTTTGCATTATTATCTATAATTCTTCTGAGATGATGGAATATTTCTGCTCTTGATTGAACTGAATCAACACAGCTAATAGTGAAGTTTGCAGATAAATCATATAATGGATAATCCACTCCGAACCTGAATGGCACTGCAGACCATTGCGTTCCGAAATATCTGTTACATCTTGAGGTAAGTACTTCAGCTTTGTTTCTTCCTATATCAGAACGTGAGAATGCCTGGCGACCAACATTATGATCTTCCACTATATCATCATCAAACGTTCTTACGAACAATGGCTGATGACCAAGTCTTACCAACGCCGATGATAAGATCGCAAGATTTGTAAGCATATGCGATCCATTACCACCGGCACCAATAAGATTGACAGTAATATGATGGTTTGATTCAGCAATAATAGAATCAAGATAATGTTTTCTCATAGCAGATCAGAAAGTTTAAGGTTAGTTTTTATTAATTGACCTATAGGAAACTTTTTACCAGAATTGATAAGCTTTTTATAAAGCTCGATAATATCTGTTCTTGTTGTTGCCTCTCCTCCGGCATGAGAAAATTCAGAGTTCCACAGCTTATCTTCCCAGTATTTTATCTCATCATCAATAGTCTTAATATTTGATGTATCAGTTTTTACTGATCCCCAGCAAAGAGTATTATTAGAATAATAGTTAAGAAGCGGAGCATTGTAGAGAATAGTGTTTAATTTCGGTCTTCTGCTATCTTTTAATGCAAAGATTCTAAGTGAACTTATTGATACATCAAACAGCATTGCAGGCATAGGCATCAAACCGTTACGCATTTTAAGCTTATCATTAAGTATTATATTGACCTGTGATGCTTTTCTCCACCATATTATTTTCCTGCGATACTTCTCTGGTTGAAACATCAATACATTTTCCGGTATAAGTTTAGAAGAGAAATAACTTTCTTGCTGATCGGATGCAGTAAGACTCATAATTTTTGACATTGCATCTCTTGTTATCGGTCTTGCTGCTCCAATAATCATCTTACCATTTCTGTCATAACCTACATTTGCTATTTCAACATAAGTGTTTTGCCCTCTGTATACTGTTATGATTTCAGATAGTCTTGATGTTAATTTTTCTTTAGACATAGTTCTTTTGGTTTATTGTAAATATAATCATATAGCATGGCAAATGCAGACCTTCCTGAAAGGATTGATTTTGCAAGAAGTGCCGGTATATCTTTGAATGCTTCCTTGTGTACATTTATTGCATTATCAAACTCTTCTTTTGTGCCGCATGTCTGAACAGTACTTGGATATATCTCACCAAAGTTTCCGGCAGATTCTCCGAGAAAAGAACAGACATTTTCATTATACTCATCACAATAGAACCAGACTATACGAAATACATGATACATCTCTACTGGAAAGCCATCATTATATATGTCATCAATATCAATATTATACTCTCTGGCAAATGCATCCCTTGCAATATTGCATATTTCATGCATGCTCCAGTCAAACTTATCGAGTTTAACTGTATTTCTCTCCCATCTTTTTATTTCCCGAAGAACATCACTCGGAAGATTTGATTTTTCAAGAAGGTCTTTCATCACATGTTTATCATAACATCTTGTTCTAAGTGTTTTTACATATTCATTTGCATGTCTTTTATAAAGTATTACTTCCTTCTTTCCTTCATCAGAGAGATTATTGTAGCTTTCAAGCATTATGTCTATCTCCCAGTCCATTTCGTATATACTGTTTATTATATCAACATCATGCCTTCCATAAATAGATAATATATTGCATAGATATTCATGCAATGGTTTATTAATTCTTTTTATCATTGGAAGAATAGATATTGGTATAGCATATAGCATATTTCCGGCATAATCATCAAATATTCTGACAGATAATTTGTAATTTCCGTCTGAACCAAGAATTACATGAAATCTTCTGTCTTTGTATTTTGATTCTATCGTATCAAGTGTTCCGAGAAATACATCAAAAAGCTGTTTATCCGAATAACTGCTAAAATCTGTATTTTCGAGCATCATGAATTCATCATGAAATATCGGAATAATATCTTTCATGATTTTAATACAGTTATTTCTTCCATTATATACATCATGAGCATCAGTGGAAAAATATAAATCCACATCAGATATTGTTTTATAGTTCATGGTAAGAATGGTATTAGTTCTTCCGGAGCAGAAGTTGTTTCTTCATCATGCATTTTCTCTACTCTTAGATAATCATCTCTTATGATAGCCGCCAAATCTACCATATATTGAAAAGAAACAGGCTGGGTCTCATCATACTCCAGCCTGTTTACTGCTTCAATGAAATTCATTATCCCTTTGTTCCTGCTGTACCGCTAAACTCGTACACAACTCTGTCTATGCCTATCTTTGGCGCAGATATAGTGGCATTAATAAGATGCGGATAATGCGGTACGTATGAATCAAGAACCTGCTGGGGAGTCCATGCAACATTCGGGTCAGAGAGTGTCATTCCTGTTTTCTTATCAATAAACTCTCTTCTCAACGGTTTTGTACTCATATTACCACTCATCTTCTGCTTCATTTATTGGTTGTGAATTACTTGCTGCAATATTGCCTATGTTATCAGTAATAACTGTAGGTTGTGGTTGCGCCGGTTTTGGAATTGTCATTGCAATTGGTTTTGCAGTATGCCCGACAGGTTTAGCTTCTTCCTGTTTTTCTGGTTTTATATCATCAAAGACTTCCTCGGCCTTGCTTTCTTTTGTATCAGAGAATGGGAGGTCGTCATCGCCGGAAGGTTCTTCGGCAGGAACTTCTTCTTTTACCTCTTTCTTTACCTCTTCTTTCTTCGATCTTGTCTTACGTGTTGTCTTTACACCTTTTGGCTTCTCCTCTGCCTCAAGTGTTGATTGCTCAACATCATTGAGATTTGATTGCAGGCCATTAAGAACATCAACGCTTTTTGCAAGTGAATTAATGAATCCGGCATCAAGCTGTTCAGCAGTGCCGGTTATACATAACGGAACAAAACCTTTCAGTGGTTCATCTTTGTCTTTTGGCTTAGGAAGAGAGATCACTGTCAATCTCTCTCCCGATGCCGTTATGGATATGGTAATATTCATATCACCAATTATCCCTTTAATCTCTTCGAAAAATCCCATGTTTATTATTATTCAACGATTATTGCTTCCGGAACGTTCATCTCGAATCTGTCAATCAGATATTCTGACCAAAGATTACTATTATTTGCGATTTCTCCAATATCAACGATACCGGGTTTCATAATTGATGTTCCCCAACTATAAACATCCCATACGTTTGCAAGACGATCTTCTGTCCTGCGTGACTGTATCATCTCGCGGGTAAAATTACTCAGCTCATGAGTATCAAACGGTGTCAGTCCTCCCTTGAAGTATGCCTGTTTGATTGCACGGATATACAGGTCTCCGATTATTTCTTCGACAACAGGAATATCTTTCGGAAGTTCATATGACTTCATCTGATCCATGATCTCATTCTGAACATTCCATATCTGCTGAAGACCTTTTACCCACTGGCGAAGTTTATGCATCATCAGTTCCCATGGCAAACCATCGTTCTTTCCATTATCATATGTATATGTTCTCAGAACTGTTCCTCCAAGAACATTGAAGTTCACGCATTCATGAACATGTTGTCCAAACGCAACAGAAAGACCTTCTTTGTTAAGGGTAAGCCCTATTGCAAAGTTTCTGAGCTCACTTCCAGTTCCTGTCATAAGACCAGGTATCTGAATAACATTTATGATCTTATCATGTCTCCAACGGTCAACCGGTGCGATTTTTGCATCAAACCCATCAGCTTTCTCAGCATCGGTAAGATATGCTTTAGAACTATTATACTGAACATGAAATTCACCTTCAGTATAATTTACGTTTTCTTCGCGGAGCATACCAGTAATTACTGAATACATTGTCCAGAACTGTGTCGGAATATTTCTTATTCCCACGAGCCCGGAGTCACGTCTTATACTGCTGCTAAGTGCCGCAAGTGATATTGGCTGCACCTTGTTTTCTTTTAAGAACTCATAAATCTCTGGTGCCTTTGCTTTTTCTGGCATCATCGCCATTGCTTTTACTTCTGTCATTGCTATTTACTTTTTTGGTCAATTATTGATTTAAGAAGTTTTCCTTTCTCGTTTATAGCTTTTATATTGTTATCAGTATCACGATACCTGAATGAGTTTGGGTTTTTCGCTCTATGCTCTTCAGCCAATACATTTTTATAAAACTGAACATCAGATTTGAAATATAATCTGAGTTTCATGCAGTCTTCCAGTGATTCGGCACTCATCACTTTTATAAAGCTTTCTGGTTTTGCTTTAAGCAGAGATGCTCCGAATTCCCTCTCTATTCTTCTAAATACTTGTTCATTTGGATCCATTGCATATTATTATTAAGATTTAATAAGAAAATAAATTCTTTGTTCAAAGCAAAAATGAGGGGGCCAGTACCTTGTGCCGCCCCCTCACCGGTTCTGACCAACGCCATAAACCTGCTACCTTGACATACAGCATCAAATATATAAAATATTTATCATAACATTGAAGGCATAATTATGCCATACGATTCAGAATACTCAATTTCTTCTGCTGGCATAGTAACAAGACATCCCTCTATTGATGATCTGAAGTTATATATAAAATATGATCCTAATCCACCATCAGGGCTCATTGCTCTGTGGAGATTATTGAGCAGTTTTGAGCCAAACTTAATTTTGTCTATTGGTTTCATTTCTGTAATAGATGGGATAATAGACTTGTAGTTCGGAAATTTCTCAAAATCTTCCTCAAGTTTATATATTATTCTTGGATATTTGTGTATATAACGAAGTTCTGGAAAGAGTATTATTTCTTTCTTGTCACTTGAGAGTTGAACATATGCAACTTCTTTTTTTCGTATATCTTTAATACATTTATCAGAAAGCATTATTCCTTTTTCCGGGAGAGAATCTGCAAATTCTTCTCCGAACAAAACTTTCGTTTTATGCACGACAATTATATGCGCATCTGTTGCCACTGTGTCTTCCCTGCTAACAAATGTTGATGATATAGCAGGCCTTAAGCCATCTTTTGATGTTGCGTAGTATAATGCTGGTATATTCATAATAAATAATTTAATTGGTTCAAAAAAGAAAGCAGCATCTCTGCTGCTCTCAATGTTCTTTTATTTCTGTGTATTCTTCTTTTTTGTTGACATATAATCCTCGTCGGTACACCTCGTATGATGCATGAATATCCTGTATTTTGAAATACTTAAGCTGATCAATGATTTCTTTCGATGTGCTTCCCATATTCACCATCTGCTGATAGCATGATTTTGATCGTCTCACTAGATGCAATATGTTCATTAGATGCATATCTTCTATCTCGACATATCTTGTCGTTGTTCCATCCAAATGTGTCCATACGGCCTTTTCGTGACCTTCTGGACGACTTTTATACTCTTCGGGTATAATGAGTCCACCTTCTACTGTAAAGTCCTTAAACAGTCCCATTTTAGTTTCTTTCAATGATTTCTTCAATAAGTACTATAAATCCTGCAAGCAGCAGATCAACTATGAGTGCAAGTATATGCCATCCTACGAGCCATAGGACAGATTGCCAGAATCCTTCAGGACGCATAAGATTATATGAGAATAATCCGGCTGCTATATAACCTCCTATCATAAGAATGAATATCACAAAGCATGATATTGCTTTGAATTTGTCTTCGAGTTTTTCTTTCCACTCTTCCATGATTTATTTTTTGTTTTCGTATTTTTCAATCAACTTGTTATATGCAAGGCTACAAACTACCTTTCAATTGATAAATTTCGTTTTGTAGGTCAGAAAATTGGGGATGTTCTGCCATTAAATTAAAAAGCCTTTCAAGTACATAGTATCTATTACTATTTGTGATTTCCAAATACCCAATCTTTCTTTCAAGCTCATTTACGTGGCTTTTTAATTCCCTGTTTTCGGTTTGTAGGCTGTGTAGTTCCCATTTGTCTGCTTTGTCCCCCAATTTTCTTTCAATTTCGTATGTATTCATAATTCTCGTTTTTAAAACCGCCCAGCATATAACAGGCGGTATAGTTTATAAGCCTTTGAAAGTTTATCGTTGGATTGAAGCGGTGCGGTAGGCTTACAAAACCATACCGCCAGCCCGTTACCGCCAATTAAATAGAACATCGTGTTCGTAAATAAACTGGTCGGCACAATTATTTAATACGTTTTCTGGTTGGTTTTGATATACCTGATTATTTCCAAACATTTCATCAATAACATATTCTCTTGCTATATTCCGTGATGAAAATATTTCAGCAACTTCTGAACCACCAAATCCATTTTCTTGATAAACTACATATACTTTCATATTTTCTTTCCATTTAATTGTTCAACAAATTTAAAATCAGAAGTCCATTTATATTCATAATTTTCTTCTGGTATTGTGGTTAGTATTGATGTCCCTGTCCACCAATAATAGCCATTGATTTTAGATAATTGATATACTTTCATTTTTTGTCAATTTTATTGTGATACTTTTCGCTGTTATTTAAAAACACGTCAATGAACCAGTGTGTTAATTCGTGCAACAGTATTAATATCGTTTTTCCCCACCCTAATTTATTTCGTATCCAAATTGTTTTTGTGTATGGATGATATGCAGCAATATCACTACTTATAATCCACTGTGGTATTTCATCAACAAATTTAATTATAGGAAATAACTGGCGGTAACACCGCATAAAACCAATAAAGGCTTTAGTGGGTAATTTCAGCATCGTAGCCCGTTCAAACCGTGTTGTATTTTGATAGTTCATTTCTCGCATTCCTTAACTGGTCTTATGCAAACCGTTGCCGGCTATACTACAAATCCGCTCCGAAAAGAGATGGTTGTTTATATTGCTGGCTTTTTATTCCTTTATAGCAATTGAAAATATGCAGTCCAGTTTCGGGATGCACACAATTTCTATAAATTTGGTCTTTCCTCGAATTGATTTTAAAATTAGTCAAATCAAATCCGTGTAGTTCGCTCCATTCTTTTCTATTGCCTCTATTTATGTCAGCTTCTTTTATTTCGGTTGTTGTTATGTTAAAATTTGCCCAAAATAAATGTCTACCGATTTTTTTTGTTGGAGGTATAAGCGGTTCATAAAACGGGACAACATTCTCAACTATCCATTTGCCTTCAAAATAGTGTTTAAGAAAAAGTATTTCCTGGTATAATTTCATATCAGGGTATTTAGTTTCAACTTTATTGCTGTTTTTCCATCTCCACATCCTGGCTCTGCTATGAGTTTGGCAGGGAGGCGAAGTCCAAATAAAATCAAACTCTTTGTAGTGGTCTAAAAGGTATTGGTGAGCATCCCCAACAATTACATTATCATTTGGAAAATAGTGTTTATAAACTTCTGCGATATCCTCTCTAAATTCAACAGCCGTAACATTTGCATCAGTCCATAATTTACGATTGCCCCCAATGCCAGAATACAAGTTTAAAACCCGTACAGCCGGTAACATCGGCTCATACGCAATTTGGCGGTTTAGTTGGTTATTCAAGTTTTCAGCTTCGTTCATATACGGTTATCGGGTCGGATAAACCAAGTAACGCCTCCCTCAGTTCATCCCGCTGCCGAAGTAGCTCAGAGGCATACTTCCTTGCTGTTTCTAAAGCAGTATCGTTAGTAACTATCCCATACGGGGATTCTTCTAATGCTTCTCTTAAACAATCTTCAAGTTCTTTCATTGCTCGTTAGTTTTAATTTTTCGTACATTAAGACCACCGTTAAATATGTGATCTAACAGAAAGATGTCTGATCTTAATTTCATGACCTCTTTTAGCGATGGTCTGTACCATTCTTCTGTCGGTTTCTGCTGTGGTGCAATATCAACATAAAATGAGCTATTTGCCATTTTACCACATTTCTCGCATCTGTGCATAAATGGAGTAACACCGGGGTCAATATCTTTGGTTTTAGTTATATGACCACATACGCACTTATAGCAGTTTACACGGTTTGTAAGGTCTATTTTATAGTAATCGTTAGTTGCCACATCCTTTAAAAGTGAGGCATATTTCTTTTGAATTTGTCTTTGACTTATCATTGCTCGTTAGTTTTAAAAATTTCCATTTCTATGTCACATTGATTTATGGTGATTCCTTTTTGTTCAGCTTTTTTGATAAAACAATCCAAGCATAAAGAGCCTCCTGTTTCATCTGTAACGTTCATAACCTTTTGCCATAATTCATCTTTTACTTGCCATCTTATCCGAAAACTATTACCACATATTATACAGCTTTCGTATTCCCATGTAAATGATTCGATTATAAATCGTGGAATATTCCGTATTCTTCTGATAACTCGCAACATCCCTATTTTCTTCATTGCTCGTTCTCCTTCCAGTAGTTATAAACATCATCAAGCGTTTTTAGAATAAGTATTCCTGATGCCATTATTTGATACCATTCTTTTCCCATGTCTCTGCAATAATCAACATTCTTAATGCAATAATTAGTAAACTCCTTCGGGTAGTAGTGTTCTTCTATGAGGGCGGTGAGGTCGGATAAACATCCATCTAAATCGTGCATTATGTAATCGTCACCTTTCATGACTTCAATTACTTTTAGACACCACTTCTCTGCAAACTCCCGTAGCTTTTGTTCGTTAGTCATGGCTCAACTTGTTAAAGGTTGGTAAAATTGTAATTGAAATAATTCCCGAATATGGGTATGAGTACTCCGACGGGTCATAACTTTTCTTTATGCCATTATCGGTAAGCACTTTTAATGTATAGTTCTCGATTTCGCCAAGTTGCGCAGTGGCGGGAATATCAATCAGAATGCTTCTCTGGATTGGTTTTCCACTTGCGCCCTGATAATTATCCCAAATCATCTCAATAAAATCAACTTTTACTTTCATCTCTCTCGTGTTTTAAGGTATGCGTCAATACATTCCCCTGTGGTGGCATAGTTTATGCCCATATCGTCAGATATTAACCATTTGTCATAAGCTATCAACTCCTCCCTTAACTTTTCCTCCACCATCTTCTCTGCCATCTGCTGGGCGTGGAGGGTGGCATCTTTCGGAGCATTTCTTAATATATACATGTAAAGCCTGTCTCTTTCTTTTGAAGATACTTTTCTTTTATCCGTGCTATTGCATATTAAGAAACATAAGCCCATGTCTTTCATTGGAAGTTTTTCTACCGCTTCATCACGAAGCATCTCGAGTAATTTTTTTGTTGATTTCATAGCTATTTGATTTTATTGTTAAAAAAGAAAGAAACTGCTTGCAGCGGACAGTTTCTTTCAGAACCAACAACTTAATCCAGAAAAGTCAAGAACGAGCTGCAATATTTTTTATCCACGCAAACCATTTTCTGAATACAATATAATCATACTGGTTTTCATGGTTAAATGCCTCTATCTCGAATGGTATGTTCCTATATGCATTGTAGTCATCTTTATATATTATCAGGTTAATAACATACATTGCAGCATATAGTATGTAGTATAAGAATACGGCGGGCAGGAAGACAAGAAACAAATCGAAACTAATAACCCCAGCTATGAAAATAATTAAACCTGCCACGCCGCATTCAATCTGTTGCTGTATATGTATAGCTTCGTGATTACTTATTGTTTTATTCATCTTTATGTATTCATTTTTATAGAATACGAATGGAAATATAGTAATAACATTTGAACTTCCAAATGAAAGTATGCTTGTAAGTCTCTCTGATACTACCGGTATTCCTTTAAAACGGTGCCGTCTCATTTTTCATAAGTTTATCTGCTGTCCAATACTCATCATCCATTGGTTCTGGTTCTGCATGAACGACAGGCTTAATATCAACTATTGCATTACGAAGTGAAATCCATATCCTTGTAAACACTTCTTTCGCGTTTAAGGGTACTACGGCTTCACGTAAGCTATGATATATCTCCGGACGTACATTAAGCTCCGGATGTGCTTTTAATCGTTCCTGGAAGCTCATATGCATTATTTCTTTGATCGGATCAGTTATTCCGTCAGGATACTTGATCTTAACCTCTTCGTAAAGGTATAAAATATTGTTTACATGATTTTCGAGTTCTTCATGACTCATTTTTTCAAGATCAAGCCTGTATCCGAGAAATCGTGATATTGATATGCATTGCTGTACAAATGGAGCTTTTAAGAATGTATTATAGTTGTGACCATAATACTTATATTCTTTACAAAACCATGATATAAAGTCTGCTTTTGATAATGGATACCTGTCAAGTATTTCCATTTCTATTTTGATTTAAGAAGAAAATAAATTCTCTGTACTATACATTAATAAAAAGACATCCAACCTCCGGTAGACCAAAACATAAACTATGGCAAGAAAAATCAGAAATATATGCCGGAGGTTGGAATGTCAATTTATCTTGAAAGAATTTCCTTACCCATCCATGAAGCACCAATATTTATTGCAGACTTAATCATAGGCTTAAATTCTTCTGGAGTATAGATCGTTCATCGGCAGTCAATATATCAGAAGTAAGTAATCCTAATATTGCTCCGCATATGCCACTATTTTTGTTGCCCGCCATATATTGAGGTAAATAGTGGCGTAGAATTTTTAACAATTCAATATCACTTCTATCCATTATATTTTGTTATTAATCTGTCTATGAATTTTAGGCGTGGTTCGAGTTCTCCCTTTGGCCACCAATAAGTATCATTTGGTAATGTTGTTGGATTATTATCACTAATGATTTGCAGTAAATCACTAATTTCCTTTATGCTTATTCTGCCCTCAATTGGTAACATATATACTGCGCCACATATACCTCCCTTGTTACGGCTCAAATATTTAGGCAGAAAATCCCTTAATATCTTCAAAAGCTCAACGTTATCTCTATTCATCGGTCACGTTTTTAAGCCAGTAATCATAGATATCATTCATATCAGTCATACTCAAGACTTCTTCAGGAACATCAGTTTTACCGTATTGACCATGTATTTCAATACAATTGAATCCATGCCACTGAGCAAACTTCAGATCAATCTCCTTCTGCTTCTCAAGCAAGGTATTGAGCTCAGCAAGAAACTCGCTTGAAGCATTAAATACATAACCTCCACCTGAAATGATTTCAATTATGTTATATCCATACTTTTCGGCAAGTTTCATTTTTGCTTTGTGTAATTCTTTAATCATGTCCTTCATAGCTACTTTATTTTGGTTTGAAAGGGAAATAAATTCTATTGTCTTTCCATTTACTGCCCGATAAAGAGTCTATTTGGTTCTGTAGGTACAACAGTATAGCCTTCCCTCCTAAAATATTCCATGATAATATCCATCTTTTCAGGAGGGACAGTTATAAATACATATGTTTTATCAGCCATCTGTGCATTTGCTATTGTATCTTTTATGTTTTTGATCATTGCGACCTCAAACGATAGTTTTTTTGCTTCTTCTGTTTTCATGACTTATATTTTCTGTACTTGTCTGGCAATTCATCTCCGAATACTTCTCTGCATATATCAGCTGATCTCTTATATACAAAATCAACAATCCTGACTCCGTCCTCAGAATAGTCATCAAGAATATCAAGATAAGTTGTAAATGATTTTGCAACATAATAAACAAGAAGATCATGAAGATGCAACGCATTCAGTACTGTATTAACATATATTACTTTTCCTCCATTAGATTCGAACAGATAGTTAGTAATCTTTTTCTTTACAGAAACTAACTGATTTTCGTTTCTTTCTCCTTCAGCATACATCTTAAGATTAGATAATGCCCATCGTAATTCATAATCTTCTTTCGTTATTTCATATATAATATCAGCTATTTTGTAACATGCCATTGCTATAAGCCGGTCATCGACCTTAACTTCTTTCGCAAGCCATAACAGCCATGATCCATCATCACACTTACCATATGCTGAGTCAATGCTTTTTTGCTTTGCAGTCCAGTTCAATGCTATCTGGCATGCATTCATTTTTCTTAGCTTATCTACTCTCATTTTATGCTGCTATTAATAGTTTTATCATTTCATCTGTTTCCGGATGTCCGAGTGATCTGAGGACAACCTTCACATAATTCAGGTTTTTCTGCCGGCGCTGGTATATCCTGTATTTTAGTATAAAATATCTTACAAGATCAACCAATGCTGCTTGTGGAAGAAATAACATCACAAACGCTATTCCCATTATTGCTGAAGGGATGGCGATTATGCCAAGCTCCTCAGGCCTTAATGGCCTTCCGTATATCAAATAACGTGTATATTTCATATTTCCCTCCTCCCACCCATGCAAGCTAAGATGTTATCTCAGCTTGCACAAGTTGATTAATTTATTTGTTGTTCCCAGGCCTATTCTGCGATGTGGAATATCCGTATATGTCTGAAACATTAGATGCTGTCCACTTTTTAATTCACAAAATATTGTAGGATTACCATTTAACGTATAATCAGAAAATAATATTCTTATTCTTACATCTTCCCATCTGAACACATGATACAGATCATCAGATGAGCTGAATGAAAACTCAGGTCTTACATTTATTACTGAGTCAATCCATTTATCAGCCCTTATATTATATCCGCGTTTTTCAGCTTCACTCTGAGATGATACAGGAATCTTTCCTGATGACAGGATTGAGTAATCATCAAATTTAACATTAGACATTGATGCCTGATGAGTTTTGACAATTTCAGTTTCTGCATTCTTGTCAGATATATCGTTTATGATATAAGTTGCAATGAATACTATCATAAACAGTATTATTGACAATGTTATGAGAATAACTGTCTGAGTTTTCTCGATCTTTTTGATTTTTTCTTCAATAATAATTTTTTCCATTTCTATCAGGTTTTGTTTGTTTCAGATAAAAGAAACCGGGTGCGGATGGACAGGTCAAAAGTAATACTGCCAGATTGCGCGGACGCGCTAAAGTTAACGGGGAATTCCACAGCACCCGGTTTCAAGATTGTTTAATCAAAGAACAATGCATTATCAGGAAGTTCATCTCTGAACCTCTCAGGAATATTTCCCTGGCACCACAGGTTATGTGTTATAACCCTTCTGCCATCTTTAAAGAGTATTTTGAACTCTCTACCGCCAAATCCTTTAAAGTAAGCATTTGGATCATCCTTAGCTATCTGATAGTGTGTTCCGTTTATTCTTGCCACATCATGCCGGTCTTTAATTTCTTTCTTTTTCTCCCAGAACAGGCATTTGAAGCAAAGACCTCTTTCTATCATCTCAAGTCCAAAATTATGATAACCGGCATCAAAAATTCTTCCGCACTTCTTGCATGGCTCTTTCTGAATCATAAATACTTCCATGAGCTCTTCTTTGGTATCATATCCCGGTGATCTTGATCTCCAGTTCATATGAACTTTATTATTAACGTTTTCGAGCGTGTCATTAACGATCATTGACTGGTCTTCATTTTGAATGAACCACCAGAGTTTGTTTGTTAAGATTTCTAAGTCATTCATAGCTATTTTATTTTGGTTTGAAAGAGAAATAAATTCTATTGTCTTTCCGCTTATTGCTGCACTTTCGTACTATCAAAAGTTACCAGTACAAGTTCTGCACTATCAATTCCGATATTATATATTTTCTGATATCCGATATATTCTGCCGAGTCTTTTAGTGCTTTATGATAAAACTCCCATGCGACGGATAAATCGGTAAAAATCTTTTTGTTATCACAATCAGTTTTGTAATTGTATCTGATAACCAGACGAACATCTACCATTGTTCTTCTAAACTTATCATAATAGAGATGATCACGTGTTATAGGCATAGAGATCATAATACATCATGAGACAGTAAAGAGCCATACTTTTACAATTGTTTCCATGACTTATTCATTTTTGATTTTAAAGTAATCTTTGTTTATATACTCGTTATAGACTATTATGCGGTTACCTTTGAACATATAAACAGGATTGACAAAGAACTGTTTTGGCATATCCGCCTTGCAAATGATGCCATTGAAAACCAGCTCTTTCAATCCGGCATAAATGCGAGACCTGCTTTTCCAACCACAAAATTCCAGTATTTCCTTCTCACGAATACTGATCAATGTGTCATTATTTTTTGTCGAACTAAGCTTCATAATAATATATCCCAATACCTTCAATCCTGCATAATTGAGAGAAAATAAGTCTTTTATCCTGTCAAGATATATCTTTGTAAAGAATTTATTATCCACATGCTGCTGAGTGGAGAAAAGCCTTGTCTCACTGGCATCATTAACCTCTCCCGTATCAGAATCAACTATCTTGACACTCTTGATGTTCTTTATTATACCCTTGTTCACATTCTTCATCTCAACAACATCAGCAAGCAAACAATTGAACGGGTTCGTCTCAAACTTCGGAACATCATCAAACCTGTCATAATCCTTCAATGAATTGATATACTCCTCCAGCTTCCTTACATCATTAGACGAATACTTAACAACATTATCCATATCCAGTTCAACTTTTTGACCCAAATATTGAACAAATTGTCCAACTAAGTTGAACTATCTGTTCAATATTTATCAACAAAAATTGAACAAACAGTTCAACTTTTAACCCAAAATGTTGAACTATAAAATCAACCTTGTTCAATTTTTGAACCGAAAAGTTGAACAAAAAGTCTGTAATATTGAACAAAAAGTCTGTAATATTGAACAACAAATCTCTGCAAAAACCTTAAAACCAAATACTTAAGTTTTTTCCCCTTCTTATGTATCTATATAAGGGCCTTTATGGCCCCAATTTTACCCAACAAAAAACAAACGTACTTTTTGTGCTCAAAAAGTACCAAAAAAGCCTTCTGCCTAACAGCAGAAGAAAATATATTTCCACAAAAACTAACCACAAAAAAACTGAAGCCAAAAAAATCCTCACACGCGCACGCGCGTAAGAAAAAACCAAACCCAACACTCCCACACACACGCGCGCACGCGCGCACACACACGAGTATAAAGCCATAAAAAACTATATAACAATATTATAACATAGACCCATATAGACACATATAGACCCCAAATAGACCCCCAAATTTAAAACATATAGGAGCCTATATAGGGACTATATAGAGCCTATATAGGAGTCTATATTTGAACCATATAGGGTCTATATGGACATATAGGGGCTATATTGTAATATATTTTAATATATTTTTAAAAAGAATAATAATATACTTTAATAAAAAAAAGAGAAAGAAATATATAAAGAAAGAGAAAAAAGGATGTGTTCCAGGTGCGCGTATGCGCGTATGTGTACACGTGTGTACGCGGGTGTATGCATGCATGTATGCGTGTGTGTGTTGTGAGATTTCCTGTATGGGAGTGTTTGTCAGAAATGCCTCAGGATAGTGTTTATTTTCGATTTAAGGCACTTATTCCCCATGAGTGGCATCTTTATATGGCTCAGGTCGAGAAAGTGTCTTAAATCGCTTTAAAATGCCTCAGGAGTATCTGAGATTGTCTCAGGTATGGTTAAGCTTCTTTGAATGGCATAAAAGTCTTTCCGGCTATTGTATGGCAGGATATGAATGTCTTCAGGTTGGTTTTTCAGTATTACCGCAGGACATGTCTCAGCAGGATTCAAAAATGGCTCAGGATAGCGTTTATTTTTGATTTAAGCCATTATCTCCCCCTGAGCGGTATAATTTATCATCTGAGCAGAGAAAATGTCTTAAAACGCTTTAAAATGATTTTACAGGTGCGACCATGACAAAATATACGACACAAAACAACCAATCCAGATAAACTTTTAAAAATTGCACAATTTGTGTCAAAATGTGTTGTACAAAATGTTCAACTTTTATATACCAAAAATTGAACAAAATGTTCAACTTTTAAGTGAAAAAATTGAACTGATAAAAGCGGGTTTTATGACCTCAAAAATGCAAAATTTGTTCAATTTTTATCATCAAAAGTTGAACTAATCTGAGAAAGCAAAATCATCACCTCAGCCCCATATATTGCCACTGTGATGCAGTTTGACAAAAATTCCGATTACCTCAAAAATGCCCAAAAACACCACTTTTTTGATGAGAAAAAAAATAAACCGACAAAAAATGATAACAAAATTGGCCGTTTTTACCCCCTTTTTTAGTTCAATTTTTGAATCGAAAAGTTGAACTGACAGAAAAAATCATATATTATCATCACTGTACAGTTGAAAAAAAATTGAAAGAAAGAAAAAGATTATTACCTTTGTCACGATTCGGTTATTTCCCTTGGTTTAATCCCGATGAGCCGGCTGTTGTCATTGACATTCACCGGCTCTCTCTTTTTACTGCACTTTATCACTCCAAAAAGATCACCGTATTGATTGCAATGGTAAAGCACTTACTTCCTCAATCATGAAAGATCGCCGTATTGATGGCAAGGGTATGTCACAAATGAGCCGAAGGCTCAACCAATAGCGCCGAAGGCGCTCACATACCAACCAGACCGCAGGTCTGTTCACCATCGCGCCGGCAGGCGCGTATGATACTCTCATGACAAAGCACTGAACAAAAAAAAGCCGAAGGCTTTATACCTTCGGCTTTGCAGATTCACTACATCAGTTCTGCTACTGTGGCAGCTACCGCCTTGAAGCGGGTCACTCTCAGCTGATCCCTCCCTTCATACGGGTCGTTGATGATAGTGATGGTCAGCTTGGTCTGATTGGCAATGGCGTTGTCAAGGACTTCACCAAAGTTATCACCCTCCTTGCCTCCGAGAGCACTGGCAAGCTGATTCAGGATGTTCTTACAGGCCTTTGTTCCCTCAGGACTGACAATCCTGACGATCTCACCGTCTTCGTTGGCTGTGCAGGCATAACCACCGATCTCCTCGTAATCGCCAGAGGAACGCTGCTCATCGCTCAGCTCGTCATGCTTAACATAGCCGAGACCATTGCAACGGTGGGTTATGCCGCCTGACTTGCCAGACTCAGCAGCAACAAAGGTCACTGCCAACTGTGGAGTAGGATCAGCCCAACCAAAATCTTTTCCCTTCGGATCACCGGAGTACTTCGTGAAACTGTCAGTCTCTTCATAACGAATCAGACGAACAATGTGGTCTCCGGGACTCAGAAGATTGAATTCAGGACGCTCAACATCCATTGACTTGAAAAAATCTCTCATGATAATTTGAATTGAAGAGTTAATAAAATGTTAGTTGCAATATTTTGAGCGTCCTCAATCTTCTGACTGTTCTGAGCAGACAGTGAGGAAAGGCTCAAAGATATTCAAAGGAAAAAATAACTTTTTAACAGAAAAAAAGAAGACTAACTCGTCTTCTCTTTAGTCATTGAGACAACCAATAGTTTGCCACCGGCAAACTGTGGCAAATGCTTGTTCTGTCTCACCCACCAATGACAGAGCCTTGCCGGCTTGTCATACATCTCGTCAACATACGTCCTGATCTTGCCATCAGTCCATATCACCATGCAGTGCTGATTAACGTTGCCTCTCACGGCGTGACGAGCTGAACCATGAATTGTGCAACCTGCGGATATGATACCCAATCAGGTTATCAACCATGGTGAGGTTAATGGCAGGATTAGTACTCTGCAATGAGTACAATTCTCTGATGGCACGAACGTGCTCTCTGCGCACCTTACTGATGTGCAATGGTCTGTCTTTTCTTAACATAGCTACGTTATTTGGTTCGAAGAGAAAAATAACTCTCAAAAAAGAAAAAGAGGAAGATCATTCCTCTAAGCTGAACCCGTAGATCAGCATCATGCAGCTGTCACAACCAGCATCACTCTCATACTTGCTGCATTCAAGAAACAACTGCCATTTAACAGTGTCAGACTGTGCAATGGCAGCAAGACTATCAAGCCTGGCTCTCGCAATCTCGGCTTCACGAATCTCTCTTACTATCATAGCACTCTTTGATGTGCAGCAAGAAGTAACTATAGGCAGCAGTGCAATAATGACTGCAACAACATTCCTGATAACAACTCTCTTCATGTCTTCATGGTTTTGGTTCAGGAATAAAAATAAATCCAAAAAAGAGAATATATTGCTATGCATCTCACTTGTAACAACAAGTCCAGACCAATGCAATTAGGCTACCTGGTTTCTGCAATATATTCTCAAAAAATGCAATGGCTTGCACTCCATTGCTACCTGCGTGCCTGTCGACTTCACGGTCAGGTCCCTTCAGGTGGATGATTAGGTCACAACTCCGTGCATTTTTTACGTGCCATACAACACGAGGAGACTTCCACTCCTTCCCATTCTGCAGATGGTTTCAGTATCATCGTGGCTATCAAGAGCCATTCACAGACCGATGAAATTATCTGAATCAGATTCACCGCAGTGATTCCAATCAAAAAAGAAAATAACTTCAAAGCATCATGGGGCCCCATTCCAGTATACAAACATGCCCCCCTACCAAAGGCTCGAAACCAAAACCCGAAAACAGGAAACATAAGCTTTTGCCTTTATCTTTACGTTATTTTGATAGTGCATCACTTTTTTAAGACATTTTTTGCTTTCATATTATTTTGATAGTTGATCATTTTTGTTTAATAATTATGCAGTACTTTTGTGATGTTGATAACACTGTTAAGAAGTGCATCACTTATTTTGGTTTGATTGTTTATCTTTGTGTCATGGCGGTTGTGAACAGGCATAGGATTACAGTTAATTTGGAGTTTACTTTCAGGGAGAACTTGTTAATGATTAAGGAGCGTTATGAGTTAGAGAGGGGTAGGGTTATTAGTGAGAGCAAGTTTTTGGAGATGTGTTTAGCTGAGTGGTATAATTTGAACAGGGACAGGGGTATTGATATTAAGGTTAGTGAGGATGAAGATTTTGCATAGGATTATATTTTCGAGAATTTATTTTCTTTTTCGGATTTAACTTATTTATTATGTTTTTGATGGGATTAAGGAATAATATAATAAGGGCGAGGGGTTACAGGTTATCTGCTGGTGAGATGCGGATTAATGGTATTATAGGTGTATATAATGCTGTTGGTGAGGGTTTGAGTGATTCTTTTGTTGAGAAGTTTGTAAGTGGGAGGTATAATGAGAAGTCTGGTCAGACTGTTATTATAGAGCGTAATATTATAGACAGTGGCAGTGTTATTGTAGATGTTGTTAGTGTTATTGTTTTTCGGAACTTATATTGTATGCAGATATTTGCTTTACGTCACAGTGGTATATATTTGAGTGGTATTAATCGTTTCAGGTATTTTCCGACGTTAATGAATTAATGTTTAATTAAAATATTATTATTATGGAAAAAAAGAGAGTTTTAAATGAAGTAGATAATAAAGATGCAATACTGTCATCTGGTTTGTTATCCTTAAAACATTTGGTTGAAGAGTTAAGGTCTTGTTCTATTGCTTCCAGTCTTCATGCTGAGAGGCTGTATAATCTTAATATTGATTTTGATCAGAAGGATCATGACAGTATTTTTAATGAATCGCAAAATGTTGCAGCTTCTGTCAAACATGATACTCTTATAGAGCAAGAGATAGGTTATATTAAGACTATGCTTGAGTTGTCAATAGATGATGTTAAATCAACCATCAATAAAATAAAAGGTATTATATGAATGGATTTTTGAGGAAGGTTCTTAAGTTTCTTGACAGGGATATAGTCAACAGTGTCATGTTATGTTTGACTGTGGTTTTTGCGATTATCTCTATTGTCACTGAGAGCTACATAGGTTTTTTATACATTCTTCTTTCGATTTTTATCTTTCGTTTCATGGTATGGCATTACCGGTTATGGGATAAGATTGACAGGTATATCATGGATGATGAGATAAGGGTTAACGTGTTTGGTTTGCAGAGGAAGAGTGATACTGTTAAGAGGAAGAGGAATAAAGCGGAGGATGAGGTTATTTCGTCAACTGTTTTATGGATATTGCTTTCTCTTGTTATACTTTATGGGGCTTATTTAGTATGTGAATTAATATTTCTCAAACCATAAAAACAAATGTCATGAGTAAAGGAAAAGATGTTCAGAATGATGATTGTCGTGATTCTATGAGTGTTATTGATGATCTGATGGAAGAGTTGTCTGTTTCAGAGGCGAACAATAAGCTTTTGAAAGAAGCCAACCAGGCTCTTTCTGATAAGATTATATCTCTTGAGAAGGAGCTGGGTGATCAGAAGAAGTATGCCAAAGGGTTGAAGAAGAGGATTGATAAGGCTGGTAAAGATACTGATAAGCCGGTATCATCCGGCAAAGTGATTCAGCATTGACCACATGAGACAGGGAGGTTTTGAAGAGTTACTCCCTGTCTTTTTCTTTTTTAATAAATAAATTATAATGATATGTTACAGATTTCGAAGTTTAAGCTTATTGATCAGGGTCGTGGCGGCATAGAGATAGAGGGTCGCGAAAGCATGGTCATGAAAGGCGGTTATGCCGTTGTTGATAAGATCAAGCGTGAGCGCAGGCTTATGCTTGCTCCTGATGTTGTTGCAAAGATTCAGGAGCTGAAGTATTTCTTTTTTAATCTGACGGCACATTGGTTGCCGCCGTTTAACAAGTATTACGATATTACCAATCATCGTCTTGTTGAGATAGAGCTTGATGATCAAGGGAGGATGAAGCAGGGACAGAGTATGCTCAGGAACCTGTGGAGCAATACTGATATAACAGGTATCTCTTATAAGAATGGCGGGTTTGTCATTACCGGCCAGATACATTCCGTTGAGAATAAGAAAGTAGTTATCAACACTCCGTTTATCACCGAGTCTGATGATGTAGGATTCTTTTCAGACGCTATTGACAAGATCAATGAATGCGTTCAGCTCATTATTGAATATCTTGACCGGAAAGAACTTCCTGCTTATGATCCTAAGATGCTTTTATCTGCTGATGAGCTAAAAGATGAGGATATAAGTAACATATCAAGGAAAGTTGTTGACAAGCTTGTTGACAAAGGACTTATTGTTCTTGTCAATGACTCTGATGATTACCCTCGGCTTCCGTTTGATACCAGCAAAGCAGAGACCACTATTCATGAAGATACCGGTAGTATAGACGGCGGAAATCTTCCATCAGGTAATATTGAAGAAAATGAGAGTGAAGAAGAGGAAGGAGAGTTTGATGATGATATGGAGATAGACGAGGATATGCTTGCTGAAGCAGAGATGAAGGACAAGCAGATCAGGGACGGGTTAAAACAGCCTAAAGACCCGTTTGCTCCGGCATCTATAGCTGATGACTTTCCTCTTGATGATGGTGACCTGAGAGGAAATATTAATGTATCCGGAGAAGACCTGTCAATGCACGAATACAGCAATCAGTCAGGTGAAATGATTGATGATTCAGAAGATTAGTTTTTATTATGGGACGTATGGGATTGGGAGTGGATGATACGATCAGATTCGTTGATTCCACTCATCAATATTTTGATAAGGATGGTAACGAATACGAAAGCGTTACAAGAAGTCTTAACAAGCTAAGGATGCTATTTGATCGTCATGGTATATCAAGACGCATGGCTATAACAAAAGCAAAGGAAGATGGCATTACCGTTGATCAGGCACAGGAGATGATACTTGACGAGTGGGATGAGAAGCGTGACAGTAGTATAGAAAGAGGTTTAAGTATTCATAACAGTATTGAATTGTTTCTCAGAAGTGGTCTTGTATCTGAGGAATATAAGCCGATAATTGATTCCGTGAAGGATATTATTGCAGGATCGTTCAGGTATTATCCGGAGGTGATTCTCTATGACAGTACATATAGAAGGGCTGGCCAGGCAGACCTTGTTGTACAGAGACAGAGAGGAGCATCATCATTATATGACTTCTATGATTACAAGACAAATAAGGAGAAAGGCATAAGGTTTGACAGTACTTACATTAAGGATGGAGAATTAAAACATTCAAACAGGTTTTTCCTTCCGCCATTTGACTATCTTGAGGATTGCAATTACAATCTCTATTGTCTCCAGCTCAATTTTTATGCTTACTTTGCAGTAAGAACATATGGGATAAGAGTAGGAAAGCTTGGTATAGTGAGTATAGACAATGATCTTAATATAGAAACTATACCGGTATTGTTTTCTCCGGAGTTTGTCAAGTCAATACTTATTCATCTTGAGGGATTAAAGTATCTTCCTGAACAAAAAGATAACTGGTAGTCATGTCAGTATTCAAAGTAGATAAGAATTACGAGATCATCCTGAACTCGGATGCTGTTAAGCTTGTCCCAGAGCTTTCGAGTCTGAGTCAGGATGAACTCATGTATGTCATTCTTGTTGCTGACAATGTTGACGGGCCGTATAGGAAGAAACCTTACGAGGAACGCTGTTTAATGGCTTATAAGCGAGTCTATGGATCAAGACGGGTAAATGTATCAACTGGCAAGATTCGTAACGCCATAGAGTGTTATAAGTCGCTTATTTTTGATGTTCGAAGGGAGACGATTGACATATATAATGGTAAGATAAAAGTTCTCCAGAAAGAAACTCTTCAGCCTGATGTCACTTTTTCAAGAATGAAAGAGATAGACTCAACGATTAACTTCATGATGGAGAGGATAGCAAGAATAAATCATGATATTAATATTGAAGAGGGAGAGGAGATAGAATTAAGAGGGAAAAAGAAACTTTCATATTTAGAGATATGGCAGAGAAATCTGAAAGCATACCGAGAGTTCAAAGAAGCAAGATAAGAGTTCTTAATCCAGATGAAAAGAAAGCTTTAAAAAGCACTCTTTTCAATGCAACTGTATCTGATATGAGAACTCTTATAATATGGTCAATAGAAGAGCCATATCGGTTTGATCATTTTGTTGAAAGAGTTCTTGACGGAGTCTCATATAAATTGTCTATGAGAGAAGCAGAATATCTATGATCTATACACCATATACTCCGCTTATCAAGAAGAAGGGATTTGATCCGTCTCCCGTTGCAGGCAAGATACCTATATGGGCAGATAGTGAGATCAACCCTAATGTTGTTGATACTCAGGGATTTATGGATTTTTGGGATGAGCAGATTGACCGTTGTATAAATGGATACACGACTTCAGGAGTATTTATACCGGGCAGATATTATTATTTCCTTAATTTTCAGGTGCTTTCGGGTCTCAGGGGATCAATGTATCCAATGTATGTTGATCTTGACCGTGAATACTGGGAACTGTTTGAACAGGTTAAACGAGAAAAAAAGAAAGGAATAATATCTGTTAAGGCAAGACGTAAGGGTCTTTCTGAAAATGCTCAGACAATACTTAGTCATGGAATAAGATTTATTGATAGCTATCGTGGAGCGATATGCGCAGGTCTTGACACCTATCAGGTAGGTCTCAGGCAGAAATTTAATAATGCACAATCAAAGGTAAGATCTGAGTTCAGGCTAAATGTTCTCAAGGATAACGATAAGATGTATAATATCGGGTATGAAAGGAAAGACCCGATAGGAGGATATGTTGAGGAAGGCTACGGAGGAAGGCTTAGCTTCGAGACAATGTATGATGATGCCAAGAAGCTTGAGGGAGAATACTTCCATGATGTCATTTATGAAGAAGCCGGACAGTTCAAGTTACTTGACGAAACATTTGAATCTATTGATCCGGCACTTCAGTTTGGGATGCAATCAATAGGCACGCATGTGATTTACGGAACAGGAGGCAACATTCTTTCTACTTCAAGAGCATTCAAAAACATGTGGGATAATGCCGATGCTTACGGACTTGTGAGATTTTGGGTATCGGGAGCAAGAAAGTATTTTCCATTCTGGGGTAATAAGTATGAAAAGACATTTATAGATAGTGATACCGGAGAGAGAGTTGATGCTATGCCTAACTTCAAAGATTATAAGTCTTATGAGGTTATAGGATGTGAAGATGTTCAGGCAGCAGAAGAATATATCCTGAAGAAAAGAATAGAGTATAGTAAACTTCCAAATAAGAAAAAACTTAAAGACCTTAACCAAAACTATCCTCTTACAATTGAAGAGGCATTTACTTCAGGTGGATCAAATAACTTCAATGACGAAAAGATATATTCAAGATTATTTGAAATAGAAGGTAATCAGGCATTTTATACAGGATATATTCTTGATTATGTCAAAGAAGTTGATGAGGCCGGTGTTGAGAGTTTAAAGATGCCTCTTGAAGTCAAGGCACGACCAGCAAAGAAAAATGATCCGGATGGAGAGATAGTATGGATATATCAGATGCCAAGAAAAGATATGACTGATCTTGACATTGGAGGTCTTGACGGATATAATCAGGATCAGACACAGACATCAAAGTCTCTCGGTGCAATGGTTGTGCTTAGGCAAGGCAATAAAGTCAATCTTGTAAGCGAAGGAATACATCACTCTCAGTATCCTGTATGTCTTTATTATAAACGTCCTCCAAGGAAAGAAATATTTTATGATACCTGTCTTAAGATTTCTGTTTTCTATGGTCTATTCAGAAACACTATGTGTAATGCTGAACAAGACTTTGTTATTGATTATTACATGAAGAATGGTGGTAAGCAATACCTCAGTCCAAGACCAAGAGCATTTGACTCACCAAAAAGCCAGCAGGTACATAAGTATGGAGCAAAGATGACCGGATATAGCAAGCCTCTTATTCTCGGAATTGTTCAGTCATATGTTGAAGATTTTGTTGAATACTGCGTCTTTGTTGAGCTATTAAGAGACATGCTTGCGTACGATGAAGAATACATAGGTACTGACTGGGATTCGGTTGATGCTCTTGCCTATGCTATTATGCGTGTGGAAGACATGAAGACCAGTCCGCGTAAGTCAAGTTATGATGAGTTATATGATGAGATGCCTGTTTGGAAGTTCGATTCAGATGGCAATGCTATTCTTGCAAGCACTCCTGAAGTTATAGATGATAAAAAGGTAACAGCAAAGAAAAAACTTTATGAAGGCAGTGGTGGTTATTATCAGCCGCCATATTAAATTTGTTTCATATTATTTTTTTTGTTACCTTTGAAATGAAAAATTTGCGCAAATGGGATTTCCTGCTATAACTGACAAGGATTATTCCAAGGATGGCTCGGACAATAAAGATGTTCGTGAAATTCTTGATTATGCCGTTGCCCAATGGAACACACGGTCAGAGAGAAGAAAGAGGTTAGAAAAACTCTACAATTCTCACAATGGCGTAATCAACGAGAATGAAATAGAGTCAATCGTTAAAATGACTGGCCAGAAATCAAAAACAAAATATGTCAAGTATAGATTAGGACGATCGAAACTAAAGCAACTACATGGAGAATTTCTTGAGATAAATCTTACTCCGACAGTAACAACAACAAACCGGGCAGCCCAGAATCGTAAGATGGAAAAATACAAGGCTCAGCTCGGTTTGTCTCTTTCAAAGCCTTATATAGAAAAAGTCAGGTCTCTCGGTTATGATGTCTTCTCTGGAATGAATATTCCGGATATAGATGACAAAAATAATTGGACTGTAAATAACTTTAAGCTTGAGAACGAAATAGCAATGCAAACTATCATTGATGACAAGCTTATTAATGAAAGGTTGAAAATTCAGTTTTACAACAATTTTGTTGATATGACTATTGCCGCAGAAATATTCGGCAAGGTTGAAAAAAACATTAATGGTATAGACACCTATCGTTCAATTGCTCCAAAGTTTGCATTATATGAAGAAAACGTAAATGATCTCTTCCTTACTCGTAGTCCTTATCTCGGAGAAGTGAGATATATGTATCCTCATGAGATAATTGCATCAAAAGACTTCAATCTTACCAGAGAACAGATAGATCGTCTTAAAGAAGAACAGAGTGGTTATGCAGATGTCGACAGAGATGGATCGGCAGAAATGATAGATGGCGTTCCTGCAATACCAACATATACCATACAATGGAAAGGTCTTGAACCTGTCTATTGCAGAACATCCGAAGCAACAGGATCAAATATACCTTACAAAAGAATACTTTCTCAGAAATATTATGATGATAATAAAAGTAAATTAGAGAAAGAAGACAAGGAGACTTTTGACAGAACAGGCGAACACTCTTTAAAGAAGGTTTACAGAGAAATACTCTGGACTGCAACAAAGATTGGTAAGAGTATTTATACTGCTGCAAGAAAAGAAAATGATATTATTCAGGTTCTTAATGATAATGGAATCTATAATGTTCAGTTTGATTATTGCGGAATGCTCTTTAATACTGTTAATGGAACAAGAGTTTCAATACAGGAGATTATATATGAACTTGAAAAGGTATATGATGACATCAGGTTTATGCTCAATAAAGAACTTAAGAAAATAAGAGGGAATACGCTTATTTATGATGATGCATTCCTTCCAAAAAACTCAAGATTTATTGATATAATACATAGCATAAGCGAGGATGGTGTAGTAAGATATAATTCATCAGCAGAAGGAAATCGTTCCGGAACAGAGGCTGATAGTAATAAAGTTGGCATTGATGTTGTTAACTTTGGAGGCAATGATAATCTTATGATTCTCATGAATCAGGCAATGGATATTGAAAGAGTAATGGATCGCATTACGGGGATGAATGAGAACCGCCAGGGATTAGCTAAAGCTACTTCAACGGCTACTGCTAACGTTAATAATATAGAGGCATCAAGGTCTATGACCTATGACCTCTTTTATTTTATGTCAAAGTATATTGAGATTGTTCTCGGCAAACTTTGTGAAAAAACAAAAATAAATCTTGTATATAAAGGAGAAGATTACCGGCAATTTATTTTTGATGATGATCAGATAAAATATCTTGTTCTTACAAAAGACCTGGTATTCGATAACTATGGCGTGACCGTAACTGATGGCAAAAAAGAACAAGAAGTTCTGTCAAAGCTTGAACAGTTATTTCCACAAGAAAT